TCGTTTGCCAGCATGTGCAGATGATAAAGCCATCGTTTATGAGAAGCCAGGCACTTACACCATTTATCATTTTGCATTGGAAAATGACGATTACTACATGAATTATGGGGTGTATGCAAATGGGCTCCTGGTAGAAACCTGTTCCAAACGATACTTGAAAGAAATAGCCAATATGGATTTGATAGAATAATTAAATAAACAATAAAATATTTAAATAAACAATAAAATATTTTAAAAAAGAATAAAATACTTTAAAAATAAAAAAATAGTAGTAAAATATATCAATGGCTACCGAACCACAAATGTTAAGCAATAGTTACTATAAACATGAATGTAATTCAAATATTCAAAGTGCAACAAATCACCGAATTTATGATAGAAATTTACCGTCTCAATTTCTTCAACCTTATTTAAGTGTGCGACCAGTAATGACGAAGTACTCTATTATGCCGATTGTTGACCCTAGAGCGCAAAGCAGTGTTCCACTGCAACAAATGCCTATTTACAACACTGAAAAGATATTTAATCCAGGAAATACAATGTCACCGTGGTCAGGTTTTGCTTCATCAATAAACAAAGAATCCGAATTAAGAAATCAAATATTTGCATTGCAAGCATGTAGTCAGGCAGTATATGTACCTAATAGCACAAGTGATTTATATCAAAATACATTTAATCCTGAACCGGCTGGAAGAGAATTGCAACCTTTTATAGGGTTATTTCAACATGAGCATTTTGATGCTTTTAATCCAAATACTGAAAATATAGGAAAAGGATTATTTAATAATTATACTAGGCAACAAATAAGAAATTTAACTGGTAATCAACCTTCAAAACAGTGTTAATAATTTACATTTTTACCTTAACCTTTTGTTTTTCTAAATTTCCCTGACTTTCTAGATTTTCTAGATATCCTAGATTTCCCGGACTTTCTAGATTTCCTGGACTTTCTAGATTTCCTAGATTTCCTAGATTTCCTAGATTTCAGACCTCCTGCGGTTGTATAAGCAGAAGCAGAAGCAGCAGAAGCAGATGTCAAATCATACTCCATTACATATTTATCTTTTCCTTCATCATCTGAATCATCTGAATCATAAATTGTAGAAGAAGTTATAACTTGAAATCCGTTTTTCCTATAAAAATTCACAACTTCACCATAACATGTTAATTTGATTTTTTGTATTTCATTTACTTGTGCAAATTCTTTTACCTTATTCAATAAAAGAGACCCTATTCCAGCAGATGGTGGAGGAACACAAAAACCATAAATAGTGATATTTGGTTTATTAATATCAAAATTTATTATACCAGTAATATTATTTTCTTCATTTTCTGTTAAAAAAGTAATACCATTACCAATATAACTTATAAGTTCAGGTAACTCAATAGAATCTTCGCCTCTGCAAAATAATGGCTTGGTTCTTATATACTTTTGAATTCCATTTATAGATTTAGTACTTTTTGGTATTCCTAAAAAATTGTATTTTAAATCATCTGAATCTCTAGAAGAAACATAATACATATTCATTTATTTTATAATTAGATAATTAAATTAAAATAAAATAAAATAAAATAGTAAAATACACAATAATTTAATATTATTAAATGATAATATTAAATGGATATTTCAGAATTAACATTAGAATACTTAATGAATAAACAACAATATGAAAAATATTTACTTCAAAAAATACCACAAACTAAAAGTAAAAATAAAAAAGATAAAAAATTTTACAGAAGGCGAATATTTAATTTAACAAAACAATTATTAAACAACGATAAACCCGCGAATTTAACAGGTGATGTAAAATTAGCTTTTGATAATTATGTATTTTCATGCGTTAATTTCTTCAAAGTTTTAGATAAAACAGATATAATTCAGGAAGATTATAATAATATAGAAGATGATATGGAAATGAAAATGGATATAGATATAGATGTAGATGTAGATGATGAAAATGAAATTAATATTGATAATATTAAAAATTCAGAAGATGCAAATAAACTATTAATGCGGTCAATTAAAATAACGCATCCTACATTATTAGATAATTTTGTAACAATTAAAAGTTTAAAAAGCGTGTCAAAACCAATAATACCAAAAACAAAAGATATAAATTTAAAAGACCCGGCTTTAAGGAATAAAGGTATTTGTAAAAAGAAAAATATCACTAATATTTATGACAATATATCAAATGAAAAAAACGAAATCCAGAAAAAAAATGAAAAAAACGAAAAAAACGAAATCAACTAAACCAGCAAAAACAGCAAAAACTCAAAAAAATAAACATATAAAGGGTAAAAATACATATGGAGGTAAAAAAAATAAAGACCATTCGCAAAATACAGATACAAAAAAAAATAAATCAACTAAATCAACTAAATCAAATAAAACAAATAAAACAAATAATATAAAAACAATACAAAATTTCAAACAAAAATATGATAGTTTAGTTAAATTGCAATGCAGTCCAAAAACAAAGGATAAAGATTACAGTTGTTTATCGGATGAGGCATTGTATAAATTGCGAGATTTATGGAATGCGCGTCACCCAGATGTTGTAGTAAAATCGAATGACCCGAAAGAAATATGGGAAAAAATGAAAGAATATATGAAAAATGTATGCAATAAGGAGTCATGTTGGTTAAAGCAAAATTTTGTAAATGGTGAATTAGACAAAGAATTGGAAACATCTTTTGCACCTAGTTCTCCCACAGAATGGAAAAAAAACCCGAATGCGTGGTTATCTAGTGTAGACATATTAAATGTAATGAAACAATATGAAGACAAATACAAATGTTTTGAATTTATAGGACCATCGCCTATAGATTATGATACGCAAAAATTATATGGTGAATGTGTATGGGAAGAATTATGCCATTTTAATTTAGAAAATCAAATTAAAAATGGTAAAACAAAAATTGGTGTTATATTTAATTTGGACCCACATAATTTAGGAGGCTCGCATTGGGTATCACTTTTTGTAAACATAAAAAATGAAACAATTTTTTATTTTGATAGTGCAGGTGACAAAATTCCTGGACAAATACACAAATTTGTTAAAGATGTAATATCTCAAGGACAAAATTTAAAACATCCTATTAAATTTACTTTTGACCAAAATCATCCAGTAGAGCATCAATATGGCGATACTGAATGTGGTATTTATAGTATATTTTTTATAGTTCATATGTTGGATGATAAAATCTCAGGACATTATTTAAAAACTCATATTTTGAAAGATGAATATATGGAAAAATTTCGAAAAGTGTTTTTTAATGATAATTTATAATTTTACATATTTTGAAGATAAATTGTATATAAAAGTATATAAATAAAAGTATATAAATAATATTAATTAATATTTATATACAAATGAATAATGAATATCATGATTTTTTAAATAAAGAAAATATTGAAATGATATGGGAAATAATAATGGATGAAAGTTTAATTAAAAAAATGAGAGAACATGAAATAAAAAAATTGCAGCAAAATTTTATTTCAAATACAAAACAATTTTACCAAAGAGAAAAACAAACAAACCAAAATTTAATGAAAATGAATAAAAAATTTATAGAAAAAATGTTAAATCAAATAAAAATGATGGATAAAAGTAATGATAAAAGCAATATAAAAAATAATGAAAATAAAGGTATAACAGTAGAGGATTTTCAAAATTTTAGAAAAACGGAATTTGAAAACCAGTTATTACAAAAACAAAATGATTTTCAAAATGCAATGACAATAAAGCTTCCGGAAAAACCAAAATTTAATGAAACATTAGATGGTCCAATAAATGAAATGGAGGATTTAATTGCTCGAACTTTAGCTCAACGAAATTTTGATATAGAACAAATTCAGCAAACTGTAGACAATGAAAAGGTTAAGAGTTTTTTAAAAAGTCAAGAAACATCAATTAAAGCTGAAAAAGAGTTAAATCCATTATATAATGTAAATCAAAATGAAGTTAAATATATTAAAATTGGTTCAGAAGAATTACCACAAATATGTGAAGCTATTGATATTCAATCTTCTTTAAGCATAAATAAAAATAAAAATGAAAATGAAAATGAACATAAATATGATAAAAGACATATTAGTTGGGCGGATGAAAACATAGATTTGGTTATAAATGAAAAAACACAAGAAAATGAAGAAGAAGCACAAGAAAATGATGAAGATATTGATATTTTTTCTAAGCTAAAATTAAAATTTAATGCAAATACATTTGATAATATTGAAGAACATCCATTTGATAATGATGAAATTGTAAAAATGCATAATAAAATAAGTGATTTAGATAATAAAATAAGTGATTTAGATAATAAAATAAACGAAATATTATCAATATTGAAAAACAAATAATTTATTATAATACAATTATATATAATGGCTGGTAGAAGACGCTCAGGTTTTGCGAATGACCGAAGGGGATATCATATTTGCTGCAGTCCCGCACCTTTAAATTTTGTTACTACTCCGGTTACTAATTTATTTCCTGAATGTCCAAGTTCAGGTGCATACATAAATGGTTATTATAATTATCCAAATTGTGGTTCTACATTATATAATAAAAGATATAGTTTATGGAGTGTAATAAATAAATAAATAAATAAATAAATAAATAAACAATATTAAATGCTATTATTTAATATTATTATGACTACAATTATTTTAACTTGCACTGTAAATGTTGGAAAAAATATAATGTGTGTTTTTCAACGAGAACCAAAAGATAGAATTCAAAGTTATTTATCTGGTATTCTACAATGGTTATACAAAACTAATTTTCATATTATTTTAGTTGAAAATAGTGGATATGCTTTTAATGAATTAAATAAAGAGAAAGAAATATTTAAAGATAGATTTGAATTGTTAGTTTATACAGAAAATGAATTAGAAGATGCACTTTTTTTGCAAAATACAACTTCTAAAGGAAGATGTGAAATATTTGCTATAAATTATGCTTTTGAAAATTCAATAAAAATACATAATTCAAATTTTATTATTAAAATAACTGGTCGTTATTTTATTCCAGAATTGGAAGAATATCTTTCAAATTATGACTTAAATAATTATGATTGTTTAACACAACAAAACAAAGATAGATGCGAAATGGTTGGAAGTCATTATAAAAATTTTATGAGCATTTTTGATGTGTTTATAAATACCGACCATATAGAAGATGAATGGAAGGAGAGGTTATCAAAATATCAAAATATTTTAACATGTAAAACTTTTAAAATAAATGAAACACAAAGAGGAGGTCAAGGTGACAAATATTCAAACATTTAGTGCAATACTAATTATAATTTAACATGTTTTACAATCATGTATTATTAAATAAAATTGATAAAAAAAATATTGAAAATATTAAAATATAATTAAATAATAATGTTAATAACAGAAACCAAATATTTAATTATATATTATTTGTTTTGGTTGTTTTCAATGTTTTGTTACAAAAGTGTAACAAGCAATGTAATTTTAAATAAACCATTAGTTAATAAAAATATCCCAATCATTAAAAAACAAAGGGTAATTATGTATGACAATTCGGATGACATATGGAATCATGGAGAAGTATCATGGGATTTTCCGGAATTATCAAAAGAAAAAGAAAAAGAAAAAGAAAATGATATTATTCCATATTATTATGAAGAAAATGTTATTGTAAATAATATTGTAACTAATATGGAAAATACTATTTATAATAAATATTTTAAAAATAAAATCATTTTTAGAAAAAAACATAAAAACTTGTATTTAAAAGAGATTTATTCAAGTTTTATAAAGGTCGCATATAAAGACGCAGTAAAATTTGAAACATTTATGGATGAATTTCAAGATTTTACAAATAGTAATTTAAATACTCCAAATATAGAAAATCAAATATTTTTATTATTATTAACAAGCATTTTAGGATTACTTTATAATAAAAATAAAGTTGATGATATAAATAATTACAAGTTAATTCATAAATCAAAAAGAAAGCGCGAAATAATTGAAAAAACCCAAAAAATCAGAAAAAATGCCACCATATTTTTCATTATATTTACAACTATCTTCAATAAAAATATAAGAAATGCAGAATAAAAATATAATTTTATTAAATTTTATTAAATTTTATTAAATTTTATTAAATTTTATTAAATTTTATTAAATCCTAATTCACCATTTCGCTTTTTAACTAATGTTCCTATTAAAGTTGGTTGTAATCCAGGTGTTTCAATTGCTTGATAATAACTATCCAAATCATAAATATTTCCTCGTTTTTTATCGATTTCTCTATAAACATATAATTTACCCTGAAGATTTATTTCTTCACCCCTCCATTCAATCGGTTTTTGATTTAGTTTTACCATACTATCTGGCTCATCACTTTTCATAGATGGATTAAATGAAAAATTGGTAGACGGTGTTTCTCCAAATTGAAGGCAATGCAATTGTTCTTTATTACCCGTCCTAGAATAAATAGCGCAATCAATTGATGATTCTTTAATGGATTTAATTAATTGATTTGTAACTTCTTCTTTAATAGTTGAAATTTCAAATAGAGCTTCATCACTAGTCAAAGGTATTTTTACCAATTTTGGATTATCCGGGTCCAACTGATAATCTCTTTTACTTAAATCTTGCACTTTTAATTCAATAGACGCATCACTTAATAATTGTTCTCTTGAAAAAGTCATTAAATATAAAAACACTTCAACTGTTTGTAATGCTTTAGGAAGTTCTTTATGACTGCAAATACGGCGTGCTCTACCAACAACTTGTTCTGTTCGAACTGGATGCCAATAAGGTTCCATAATATGAACATACCGTGTGTTACGCAAATTAATACCTTCAGAACCAGATGCTGTTATCATCAATACTTTTATGATTTCACCAGTATTGTTATTATGTGCAATTTCTTTTAATTCATTAGATAATGATGGAGGAAGGTCATTCCATAATCCATTATATACTTTTCGGATTAATTCTTTTTCTTCTCTTGTTTCAGTTCCCGTATATAAAGCAAAAGTAGGTTTTCCTCTGTCTTCTTCAGAAATATCAATTTTCCATACACCGGCTGCATCTTTTTTAAGTTTAAATTGAGCATAACCGTTTTGTTCTAAAACGAGCTTAAATATTCCAATACCTTCAAGAGTTCGAAATTGACTATAAACAAGATGTAATCCAATATGGTCAGGGTCCTCAATATTTTCTAACATATGTAAATATTTAGGACTATAAATTGCAAGCCCTTCTGGACTTAAATACTCAGCAGAATGGCGTTTTAATTTATCTAACGCGGTTTTAAGCCGTTTTTCATAAGAAGAATCAGCTAATTTATCAATGATTTCATCCCCTTCCATTTCGTCCTCTCTATTTTCATCTTCATCCTGAACTTTATCTGCATTTGCAACGACTTCATCATATATTTTTTCTACGGCACCTGATTTTTTACTAGGGTCTTCTCCAGCTTGAACTTCTGTTTCTTCTTTAGGTAGAGGCCGGCCAATTGCTGGGGGCATAACAAAATTACAAAAAAGCCGTGAAAAAATTCTATAAGTGGATGTTGGTTCTATATAAACACCATTAACATCTAATTTTCCTTTCTTTTTTCCTTTTGAAGATTCCTGTTTTCTTTCTTGGGCTCGCGCTGCTTCATATATGCCAAATTGTGTGTCACTCATTGGTATTTTAAGGACATGGAAATCCGAAACTTTTTCATAAGATGGTAATAATGATTCCTGAGCACTGCGAAAGTAGGAAGCCAAGCCAATTATTCGTCTTTTAAATAAAGATGAATTTTTTATATTCATTGATTCCAACTGAATAAACCAAGTATTAAATTCTTCCAATCTATCAGGAAGTGCTTTATACATATGAACCCGAATACCTTCAGGAAAAACTTCAATTCCATTTTGTCTTAATATAAAAATTATTCTTTTTTCAAAATCAGCATCACTAATAGTTCCCCTTTCTTGAACAACGATTTGACCAAATTCATTTTTCCTTGTTTTTTTGTCGGTTGTTACCCCATGATATCCTGTATCTTCTTTTTCTTTATTTTCAAATCCATATGGGTTTCGTGTAATTATTAATTGTTTAGTAGCGCTCGAATAATTCATAAAATCCAATACTTTTTCTCTCTTAAAAATATCATGAAGAACTTCTTTATTTACAGTTTGAGACCCTTTAATGTCTAAAGGTATCTCCCAAGTTTTTATATATCCGCGTAAAATATTAAATAGAATTCCTATTTCATTTGGATAATTTACAATGGGTGTTCCTGTTAAAAGAACAACTCGCGCATTTTGTGCAGTAAGTAACATTTCATATAAAATAAGCGATAAAGATATATTAACCTTCGCTCTTTTACCCGTTTTATCCATAGCTATTTCTTTTTCTTTTCCTATTTTATTTACAATTCTACTGATTAAATTGTGTGCTTCATCTATAACTACAACAGTATCATCAAAAATATTATTTTCAAAATTATTTGTCATTTTTCGCAATTTATCTCTCCTTAATCCATTATAATGTATAAATTGATATTTTGATTCAATCATTTTATCAATTTGCTCATTTAAACTGACCTGGTCTTTTTGAAGTAGAATAGAAGTTTTGGATTTGTCATCATTACAATTAGGAGGTTTAGAAACATTAACTAACCATGCACCACCTTTTGAGCGAATATATTCTAATGGCAAATTTAATATACTTGATAATGTATCAGCCGCTTCAGGATATTTTTTTGTGCTAACCCATTCCCAGCATTGGTTCAATTTATAAAGGGGGTCCCCTGCATTTTTCAACTCAAGACGATAGTTTTCTTCAAGAGATGCAGGTGTCATGACAATAACTTTTTTTGCTCCTTTCATTCCCTCTGCAATTGCAATAGAACTTGCTGTTTTTCCAGCACCGAGTGAGTGATATAATAACAATCCACGATAAGGAGTATATAAATTTAAATAGTCACGAACAAGTTTTTGATGCGTAAGTAATTTAAAATCACCAGTTCTGTTGTTTAAATCGTCACATGTTATTTGAGTCGTGTCATCTAATGCTTCATCGCGGTAAGTTTCGAAAAGGGAATTAATAAAATTAACAAAAATTTCACGATTATTCATGTAATAACTGCTAACCTTTACATTTACTTTAGATTGTTTTTCAGGTAATCGTTTATTTAAAGGAGTGTCGCCAATTTGTATCCATGACTCCGGTGGCAAAATAGATACCCCTTTTGGTAATTTTCTATATGTTCTCTTTTTTTTATCTTCTAATTCTCCTGGTTCTCTTATCTCCTCTGCTGCTCTGTCTAGCGCTTCTTCATCTCCTTCTAACGCTTCGGCTTCTTCTTCGTTAACTCTAGCCGCTGGAATAATAGGAACCCCTTCATCTTGTAAAACGAGAATTGTTTTGGGAGATATTTTTTTTGATTTTTTTTTGGTTGAAATAACTAAAGGAATAGGTTCTTCTAGTTCCTCAATTTCCGCATTTTCTTCGGCATCTATTAAAGGTGAAACGATAAGTTTTGTAAGTTTTCTTTCCTTTAATTTTTTAGAAAATTCTGCCATATTAAAGCCAGAAGTCTCTCGTTTATCATTAATAGTAGTCATTGCAATTTTTACTTCTTCCAGTTTATTAGGAATAGGTATAACAATATCAACATGTTTTGTAACAGTTTCAACATTTGGTTTTGCTTTTAATCTTTCTTTTATTTTTTCTAAAGCACTCATTACTTATATTTTACAAATATATAAATTTTGTTTATTTTACAAACTTTTCATAATGGTCTATTTTTTGTAATGCCTCATTACAAGCTATTTGCTCTGCTTTACGCTTTATTTTATGCTGCCCTTCTCCCAAAAATATTAGCACCTTACCAAATTGATTAATATTATCTTGAATATCTTTGAATGTTTTAATTTCATCTATAGTTGTTGCTGAAGTTATATTTACTGAATGTATCGGTTGTCCAATACATAAATATACACCCATTTTATATCCATTTTCCAAGTCGCGCTCTATTTCCAAATAATGCGGGGTTACCTTAAATTCTTTCTGAATTTTAACTTGCAAAATATTTTTATAATTGTCGTCGTTTTGAATAAGTGCTACCCAATCTATATGTTTTTCAAAAATATTTTCTACAAATTTTTGAGCCATTTGAAAACCAGGTCCAGTTACAAAAACATCTTGAAACCATCTTTCGTCATCAATTACCTGAATTTTATTAAAATCAAGAAAAAGAGCACCTAAAAATGATTCAAAAAGGCATCCTAGTTTTTTTAAATTTGTTCTTATTTTTTTCTCCTCTGCGTGTTTTGATAAAATTAACCATTTGTTCAAACGCATTTCCAGTGCAATTTTACCAATAGCTTCATTTTTAACAATAGCTATTTTTTTTTCGGTCATAAAACCCTCATTTTCTTTAGGAAAACGCCTATATAAATAATATTTAGCAACTAATTCAAGAATACCATCACCTAAAAATTCAAGCCGTTCATTTGATTTAGTATGTAATGGCAAACAATCAGACGGTCGTTCTACAATTGTTATGTTTTGCTCTGAATTTTCAATATGTGGTCTTTTAGTATAAGACCGATGAACAAATGCTCGTTTATATAATTCAATATTTGTTACAATACCAGGTATCCCATATTTAGTGAGAATACATTGAACATCATTTAATGTAATCTCCACATTTAATGGGTTATATGGATTAAAAATAAGACCATCATCGCATTTAATAATATCGTCATCATGAATTATATCTTTTTCTTCCATTGTATATTTAGTTAAATTTTTACTTTTATATTCTTTTTTATATTCTTTTTTATAATATTTAAAAATATTGTTTCAAAAAATAAATGTTTCAAAAAATAAATATATTAAGGGTATATATAATGGCTCTAATTGTTGGACATAATGGACCTGGTGCATTTGCGAATACAATTGCTAATAGAACTGGTCAGAGTGGTGGTTCAGTAGGCGGTGTTAAAAAAGCAGGTATTTGGGCAGGTAATGTGTATATGAGAGTTTATAATGTAGGTAATCATTACACATATCGTGTTTCTCAACAAACACCCAATTTACTATTTACGATGGTTAATGCTACTCGCAATCCTGTTCAATACAAACGCGGTTCTTACGCAGTTACACATTCAGGAACTCTTTTGGGTTAAGCATTTTTTATATTCAATATGTAAATTTAACAAATTTTATAAATTTAACAAATTTAACAAATTTTATAAATTTTATAAATTTTATGCAAATATTTATTATTATAAAAATCATTTAATAACTAAATTATTATATTATTAAATGATTATAAAAATAGACAATCGCGAAAGCGAATTAATAAGAAGTTGTAAGTATATTTTAGAAATTTGTCCTTCTTATAAAAATATTCAAATTTTAGTAGAAAATTTACCTGTAGGAGATGTTATTCTTTCAAAAAACAATGTAGATAAAATTATTATCGAGAGAAAAAACTTACAAGATTTAGCAGCAAGTATAAAAGATGGTCGTTATGAAGAACAATCATATCGTTTAAACGGATTACCTATAGATAATCACAATATTTTTTATTTGATTGAAGGGGATATGAATAAATTTAATGTTTTTAAAGATAGAATGGAAAAAATGACATTATATTCAGCAATGGTTTCTCTCAATTGTTATAAAGGATTTTCAGTATTAAGAAGTTTAAATATAGATGAATCAGCATTAATTATTTGTAACATGGCTAATAAAATAAATAAATGCGATACAGAAGGAAAAGTAATGTATTATCCACATCAAAATTCAAAAGTAAATGAAAAATCTGAGCATGCTGAGAATATTGATAATGCTGAGAATGCTAATTCTGAAGAAGATAAACAAAATAATTATTGTAATGTAGTTAAGAAGGTAAAAAAAGAAAATATCACGCCTGAAAATATAGGAGAAATCATGCTTTCACAAATTCCCGGAGTAAGTTCTATAACTGCAATTGCTATAATGAACCGATACAAATCAATATCCAATTTAATTGCAGAATTTAATGAAAATCATGATTTTTTAAAAGATGTTAGTTATACAAATGCAAAAGGGCAAATACGAAAAATTAATAAAACCGCAATAAATAATATTATAAAATATTTATGTCCAAAGGTGTTTTCATAATACAAATAAAGTATAAAAAATAAATATCTGAATAAAATAATAGAATAATATAAATGAGCAATGACTTTTTTAAATTAGTGGGAATAATAATTGTTATAGGATTTTTAATATATTTAGCAGTAAAATCAATGAAGTTACAGATAAGCATGGTAGAAGGATTTACTACAACACAAACAGCTGGTGCTACGGATGCGGATTTTAGCCAAAATAAAGCATCAAGTGCGGGTAATTACGCAAATGCAATTAATCAAATATATAATCAAATAAATGATAGTCTGTTAGTTAAAGATAATCGAACTAGTTATGAAAATGTTATAATACAAATGGATGATTTTATTAATGCGTTAATGTTACAAAAACTAATGAGTTTAAATATATCTTCATTAACTGAAGATAATTTAGTCAATTTAATTGATGAATTAAATAAGTTAAATCAAGGAAAAACAAGTTTAAATTCAATTATGAAATTTATTGATGGAGTTTAAAATATGATTATTTAAAATTTGTATAATAATTATAATTATAGAAAAAATTAAATTATAATTATTATATATAAATGACGAATTTAAAATTGCAATTTTCACCAGTAAATACTGAGTTAGCATTTGAATATTTATTATATTTAGCAAGAAAACAGCGTAAACCTTTTCCTTTGTTTCGTAACCGAAGTCCATACTTAGGAAGCAATAAGTGGGGTGCTTAACAAATAATTTATTTTTATAATTATATTTTTCAATAAAAATAAATTAAGGAATATTAACGCTTTACTTCGTTTCCTTTATAATACCCTGCATCAACAAGATGTTGCGTATATTCTTCACCACCCCAGTTATCATCCATCGGGTTTGGACTATAAAGTAAATTTTCTTCTTCTTCATTTATTTTATCTAACGGAGTTGTTGCGCCTACATATTGTGATGTCGTGTCATAACCAGGTGCGATATTTTGATTATAAGGGGGGTCATCTCTACTAGCATCTATTAATAATGTTGGATTGGGATTTGCATAAGGAAGAGAAGGAGGTAACCCACCTTGTAAGTCACTGGCACCAGGTCGAATTTTATATACAGGTTCTCCTTGAGCATCATAACTATGCTGTAAATATAAAACAGGACATCGAATACCCTGACTGCGTTGCCAATCAAGGTATTCGGTATATTCTTCTAAATTTTGAAATTCGATTGGATTTACACCAGGTACTTTTGCAACTTTTGAATCATATAAATAAAGCTTAATTCCTTTTTGAACTAAAATATTAGGACATTGTTTTTTTTTTTCGGAATTTGTTAATCCCTCTATTAAGCTTGTAGAATCGTATTTTGCGTAAACATATAAACCTACTAAAAATGCAATTAAAATAAGAATTATGAAATACATATAATATATATATATTAGATTATGATAAAAGTTAAAAATAATATTATCATATTTTCAGATTTTCATTATTTTTTATAATTTTATTATTTTCTTTCGTTATTTTATAAAAAATGTTATTTTTGGAACCGATTACTGATTTAAATGATGAAAAAAATAAAGAAAATATGAAAAAATTTAAAAATCATATTGCATCGGGAAAACATGCATTTTTATTTTTGTATATGGATGGATGCGGTCCTTGTAATATGACAAAAACAAGCTGGAAGGACATAAAAAAACATGTAAATAAAAAACATTTATTAAACGATAATGTTATTGTAGCTGAAATAAATAAAGATTTATTTAAAGAAATGAAAAATATTGGTGGGGAACCTTCAGGATTTCCTACTTTACGCTATATAAATAAAAATGGTAAAGTTATAGAAGAATATGAGTCAAGCAGAACACCGGAGGCATTTGCTGAATGGATTGAAAGTAAATTAAATGATGATAATACACAAAAAGGAGGTAAATGGTCGCGAAAATATAAAAAATCAATTAATTGTAAAAGACCTAAGGGTTTTTCTCAAAAACAATATTGCAAGTATGGGAGAAAATCCAGAAAATCGAGAAAATCGAGAAAATCAAGAAAATCGAGAAAATCAAGAAAATTTTAACATTTAAAATTATTTTTGGAATATCCGATTATAGCGCATGCTATTCGTTTTCCAGAATTTCCATTAATTAAACTTTCCTCATTATTACCATTACCACAATCATCCTTATCTGCATGTATGATAAGACCCCGTCCTATAATATTTGCCTTTGACCCTCTTAATTTTATGCAATCATCTACTATTCTATAGTGTGCTGACCCAACAGAATCTGTTTGTAAATTACCTAAATCACCAACATGCCTGTTTTTCATTCCAGGACAACCATGTGTTTTACCATAAGGGTTAAAATGAGCGCATAAACTTTCACAATGACTTGTTAAATCGCCTGATTCATGAACATGAAACCCGTGAAATCCGTTTTTTGTAAGACCTTCAATGTTAATATCTATAATGACAAGATTATTTTTTAAGTCTTCTGTAAAAAGAACTGTACCTTTTATTTTTTTCCCATCAAAAACAGCTATTGCTTGAATTGGCATTTTATTGTTCATATACTTTACTTTATAAAATTACTTTATTTATTAATTTTATTATTTTATTATTTTATTATTTTACACCTTTTTATATATCAAACACCGATTTTTCTTAAAGATAAAACTATAATATTTCTTGTATTGTAATCTTTACCAATGTGTTGTTTAACATTTTTATCAATAATTTCATATTTACCATACCATATGTATTCTGCTTTTTTTCCGTTTTTTCTAACCCTATAAAGATATATATTTTGTGTTTTATTTATGTTTAATAATGGTTCATTAAATTTTTTTTCGGTTTCACATTGGTCTCCATTATGTCCAAATAAAGTATATTGTATATTATTTATATCACTCATATCATCATCGTAATAATAAGTATTGTCAACTGATTTTAGTATTGTAGTTTTTTTTTCTATTCTTGGATTTATCCCTGCACCACTATAAGGTTTACATCCAGTTTGATTTATTATAAATGTCTCTATCCCATCAGTACCAGACCATTTTGTAAAAGTAATTGTTGTCATAATTAGTATTTTATATTGTTATTATCTTTTTTTATAAAATTAGTTTCAATTTTTTATAAAACAATCGGCGTTTGAAATGTTAAAAGGTGTAATAAAATGATATTTAAATAAAATTGATATAACAAAAAGAAATTAAATATAAGTCAATACTTTAATAAACAACAATGGAAAAATCATTCCGCTTATACGATTTCAATATTTACAATGAAAAATCTGACATTACTAGCAGTGATGAGGAGAATGAAAAAGCAGTTGAAATTTATAAAGACTCATCCAAATTTATGATACAAATGTTTGGAAAGAATGAAAAGGGTCAATCATGCTCTATTATTGCAGAAGGTTTTAAACCATTCTTTTATGTAAAAGTTGGAGATTTTTGGGATTCCAATTTGAAGGACTCATTCGTATCTTTTGTGAAAAACAAAATAGGTAAATATTATGAAGCCTCATTATGCGAATGTAAATTAATAAAAAGAAAAAAACTATATGGGTTTGATGGCGGAAAAGAGTATAAATTTTTAGCATTTAAATTTGACAATATGCAAGCATTTAATAAGGCTAAAAATTTATGGTATAATTCAAATTCAGAGAGAAAATTATTAAAAGATGGTATTATATTTAAAGGAACAAATATATACTTATATGAAGCAAATATTCCACCGTTATTGCGATTATTTCATATTCGCGATATTAGTCCTTCAGGGTGGGTTGCACTTCCAAATAAAAACACTTCTAATATTATTCCTAAAAAAACCACATGTGATTTTGAATTTAAAATAAACTACAAATATATTATTCCACTGAATGAAAAGGAAACAAGAGTGCCTTTAAAAATATGTAGTTTTGATATTGAAGCTAGTAGTAGTCATGGTGATTTCCCAGTTCCTATAAAATCTTATAAAAAATTGGCTTCTAATATTATTGATTATTTAGAAAATAATGAAAACCGTTGTTTTCCGGAAAATTATAAAGAAATATTGACAAAAATAATTTTATGTGCGTTTGGATATGAAAAAACATTAATAAATTCAATTGATTTAGTTTATCCAAAAAAAGCACCTCGTAATGAAGAAGAATTGAATGCTATTATAGAAAAATGGTTAATATCCCCTGTAAGAAATAATACAAATGATGAAATAAAACAGCAATTATCAATTGAAATGTTATTTGAAAAGATGAATACCAATGAGGATGATGATGATACAGGGTTTAATGCGAATGCTAACTCAGGAATGACTTATTTTAAAGGGTCTGTAACTGGTAAAAAAAATACAGACACTGTTATAGATTTATTAACCGACAAAAAGCTAGATAGGTCATCAAAAATAACTGAATTAAATATTTCGCTGAATTCATTCTTTCCAAGATTAGAAGGTGATAAGGTTACATTTATTGGTTCAACCTTTTTATTAAGCGGGGAAAAGGAACCATATTTGAATCACTGTGTTGTTTTAAATAGCTGCACCCAATTAGAGAATGCTATCATTGAAAGTTATGATAATGAAAAAGCATTATTATTAGCATGGCGAGATATAATTCAAAAAGAGAACCCAGATATTATTATAGGATATAACATATTTGGGTTTGATTATGAATTTATGTTTCGAAGAGCTGAAGAAAATAATTGTGTTGAAGAATTTTTGAAATTATCAAAAAATGAAGGTGAAATATGTGGTTCAAGAGATATGAAAACAAACAAATATAAAATCGAGGAAACAAGCATTCAAATTGCGAGTGGTCAACATGATTTAAAATATATAAAAATGAATGGACGAATACAAGTCGATTTATACAACTTCTTTCGTAGAGAAGAAAATTTATCATCATATAAATTAGACTATGTGGCTGGTCATTTTATAGGAGATTATGTAAAGACACTCGATTATTCAGAAGATAAAAAAACAACAACGATTTCTACAACAAATATGACAGGATTACTGGTTGGAAGCTATGTTCATTTTGAAGAAATCGGACATTCAGTTGATTATTACAATAATGGTGAAAAATTCATTGTTCTAGAAATTTTAAAGGAAGAAAAAAAATTTAAAATTGGAGCAAAAATAACACCTGATTTATCCAAAAAAATAAGGTGGTGCTTAGCAAAAGATGATGTTACTCCAAAAGATATTTTTACAATGACTAATGGAACCGCGTATGACCGTTCGGTAATTGCCAAATATTGTATTCAAGATTGCAATTTAGTCCATTATTTGATGACAAAAGCAGATATATTAACTGGTTTTGTAGAAATGGCAAAAATTTGCAGTGTTCCTATAAATTTCCTTGTTTTAAGAGGACAAGGTATTAAGCTTACCAGTTATGTAGCCAAAAAATGCAGAGAAAAACGCACATTGATACCAGTAGTTGATAAATCAGAAGATGACGATGGATATGAGGGTGCTATTGTTTTAGAGCCTAAATGTGATTTATATTTGGATAACCCAGTAGCATGTGTTGATTATGCCTCTTTGTATCCATCTTCGATGATGAGTGAAAATATATCACATGACAGTAAAGTATGGTCAAAGGAATATGATTTAAATGGTGAATTAATTTGCGAAACAGGAGAACAAAATGAGCAAGACGAATTTATATATGATAATTTACCTGGTTATGAGTATGTAAATATTACTTATGACACATTTAAATATGTAAGAAAAACACCAACCTCTGCTGCTGAAAAAATAAAATGTGGCTATAAAATTTGCCGTTTTGCTCAACCATTAAATGGTAACCGAGCTATTATGCCCTCAATTTTAGAGGAGCTTTTATTGGCTAGAAAAACAACAAGAAAACTTATCCCTCTAGAAAAAGACGAATTTATGAAAAATGTATTAGATAAAAGGCAGTTGGGATATAAAGTAACAGCAAACTCATTGTATGGTCAATGTGGAGCAAAAACCAGCTCTTTTTATGAAAAAGATTGCGCTGCTTCTACAACTGCAACAGGGCGTTTATTATTAACTTATGCTAAGAAGGTGGTAGAGGAATGTTATGGAAACACTATTTGTGAAACCGAAAATTATGGTCCTGTTTTAACAAAAGCTGAATACATATACGGAGACAGCGTTGCAAATTATACACCAGTGTATATTTTTCATAATAATCAAATAGATATTTGCACAATTGAACAAGTAGCAGAAAAGTATGGCCAAAATAATTGGGTTACATGCGAAGAAGATGGCAAACAAGAAAAAGAGTATTGTGAATTAAGTGACATTCAAACATGGAGCGATAAAGGTTGGACAAAATTGCATCGTGTTATTCGGCATAAATTAGCATCACATAAAAAAATGGTGCGGGTTTCAACCCATACAGGATTAGTTGATGTTACCGATGACCACTCATTACTTACAAAAGAAGGTATCGAAATATCACCAAGAGATGTACAAATCGGCAGCGAATTATTACATCATTCCGTTGATACACAAATAAAATTAAATATATTTAAACAATTTGAATTTAAAGAAAATTGTGTGTATTTTACGAGAGATTGGGTATATTTGGCTAAATTAGCATGTGTTGCCCAAAAATCTGAAATGCAAATTAGAATTTCAGTAGATGATGATGTATTTTGTTTAGAAATAAAAAAATATTTTGAAAATAATTTAAAAATTCAAACAATGGATGAAATACCATATGAAAATGAAGGATATGTATATGATTTAACAACTGAAAACCATCATTTTGCTGCAGGAATCGGTAATTTAATTGTTCATAATACAGACTCTGTGTTCTTTACTTTTAATTTGGCTACTCCAGAAGGCGAATTAATACGAGGTAAAAAAGCATTAGAAATTACCATTGAATTAGCACAACAAGCAGGGCATTTAGCTTCTAAGTTTTTGAAAGGACCGCATGATTTAGAATATGAAAAAACATTCATGCCATTTTGTTTATTATCAAAAAAGAGATATGTGGGTATGTTGTATGAAACAGACCCTGAAAAGTGCAAAAGAAAAGAAATGGGTATTGTATTAAAACGAAGAGACAACGCTCCGATAGTAAAAGAAATATATGGAGGAATTATTGATATTTTAATGAAGCAACAAGATATAGGAAAGGCTGTCGAATTTTTAAGATTATCTTTAAGAAATATTGTTGATGAAAAATATTCAATGGACAAGCTTATTATTAGCAAATCACTTCGTTCCGGATATAAAAATCCACAGCAGATTGCACATAAGGTTTTGGCAGACCGAATTACATTAAGAGACCCTGGAAATAAACCAAGCTCAGGAGACCGTATTCCTTATGTTTTTGTAAACAATGCAAATAAAAAGGCAAAACAAGGGGAGCGCATCGAAACACCTAGTTACATTATAGAGAAAAATTTAAAAATAGATTACTCTTATTATATCACAAATCAAATAATGAAACCAGTTCAGCAAGTATTTGCATTAGTATTGGAAAAAATATGGGAAATGCAAAATAAAAAATCGAAAATAAGTAAATTCAAGAAGGAAATAGAATTATTAAAAGATAAAACAGACGCAAGCAAATTTGATGAAAAATTAGAGGCATTAAAAGAAAAAGAAGTAAAAATATTATTATTCGATGAGTTTTTAAGAGAAACAAATAATCAAAAAGAAAATAATCAGGCACTTACAGGGTTCTTCTTAGCTCTGAAAAAATAGGTTTCAAAATTAATTTTAAATATTAATTTAAAATTAATTCAAAATTAATTTTAAATATTAATTTAAAATTAATTCAAAAATAACATTAACACATAATATTTATTTACTTGTAAAAAATGGAGAAAAAAGGGGGTTAATTACTAATTACAAGAATATATACTATACACTAATACTATATACTATATACTATATGTTAAAAGCCTCATTTTTTATCTTGCTTTGGTTTTCTCTCAGCTCTTTGTGAGTAAAATATGGTTTTAGGACATGGAGTTCGGCAAGTAGGACAGCATTGATTGCCTGTTGGATGTGACATCCAAGTTTGCCAGCACTGTTTGCCAAAACAGTGGTTGCACTCTTCTGTAACTACAGACTCACCAGTTGTATGGGTATCCAAGCAAATAGCGCAGGGTGTCGGGCAATTGGCATTAAATTTAGCAGCACCAATCGCTCGTTTTTTCATATAAATATTGAAATACCTATACCATGAAATACGCACTAAAGGTGATTCTAGAGCTGCCCTTACTTCTGAAGAAGTATGCATTAGCTCTAGCAAAACAGATGGTGATATTTGAGTTGCCGTTACTGTTGAAGAAGCACGCATTTGTTGAAGCAAAACCGATGGTCTTAAGAGAGTAAGTCCACCTGTTTGATTTGGCATAATACGAGCAGCTTGTGGCTCTCTTAATGGTGGTGGTGTACTAGGTGGGGTGGAAGGTCTAAAGACAGGTCTTGACAAAACAGCTGGTGTCGAAAGAGTAAGTCCACCTATTTGATTTGGTACAGCACGAGCAACCTCTGCCACCCGGACTACATCATCACTGTCGCTCTCGCTGTCACTCCAACTGCTGTCACTATCACTGATACTACTATTACTAGTGACCACAACAGCAGGTTGCATTGGTCTCATTGCCTCTCTTCTTACTCTTACCATTTGCATTGTGGAGTCAACTAATCCAGTCATTGCTGCATCAAGTTGCTCTTGATTCCAATTTTGACAGTTAGCTAAAATAGTTTGTAACCTTGTTTGAGCGTTAAAGTATTCAGGGTATGCCATTTTATTAAGTATTAAAATTTTTAAGTGTTAAAGTGTTAAAGGTCTTTTGACGGGTGTGTTGGGTTGAATATACATTTCATTATAAACCAAAAAAGCATTTCAATTTTTTTAATTTTAACTTATATTGTGATTTACTAAAAATTATTTTTAAATATTTAATCAGTTAATTTAACTATTAAATATTTTTGTTTTTATTTAAGCCTTGTTTTTTTTCAAAACAACAACATATAACCCATTCCACCAAGATTTTTTAGCTAATTCCATAGGAGTATGTGTTTCATTATCAGTTAAAAGTATTTCTTTTTCATATAATACAGTTAAATTCAAATCTTTAATAGATTTTTCAGCGGCTCGTTGAATATACCTCCAATTCACATCATCAACAATATAAACAAACACATCATCCATATTATTAATAAATTTGGGTAATGTAGCGTAAATATCATTATAGTCAAGCGTGGCATCATAAAGCAAAATATTAAATTTAGATAATTTTACTGTCTCAATATCTTTATAATTTTGCTCTATCAATTTTGTATAATTATTACCCTTATATTTTTTATATTGTTCCATAAAAGCAGTTTTTGTTACTTCACCACCATCTAACCAATTATCAACACAAAATATTTTTGCGGTATTGTTATACATTGCAGCAATTGTTAATCCACCACCTCCAACACCAATTTCTAAATATTTAGCACTATTCATTTGCACAAGATTATTTAAAAAATGTCTGGTTTTTATTCCAGATGGACCACCCATCGTAAGAATTTCTTTTGGTAATTTTGAAAAATTAAATTCAGCTGCATCTAATGATGCCTTAACATGATTAATTATTGTTTCCTCCATAAAACTATTATTTATAAGTATTTAAATTATTATTTATTTAAATACTTTACGAATAAAATTACTAAATTAAATTTATTTTATTTTCTTCTACGACTAGTTTTTCTTTTTTTTTGTGATTTTCTTCTGCGAGTGGTTTTTCTTTTTTTATGTGATTTTCTTCGTTTAGTTTTGCGCTTTCCACCACCATACCATTCATCACGATATACTTTTTTATTTTCTAATTTTGGTTTTATACTAACTTTTTCTTCTGTAGTATAAAATTTCGGAAGTTTGGATTCATCTATTAACGGTGTTTTTGGTATTTCTTCAAGAGCTTCTAATTCTTTCTTTCTTTCTTTCTTTCTTTTTTCATTCTCTCTTTCTTCCATTACATCTTGTGAAAAATCATCAGTATCAGGTTCAATATCTGAAATTTCAGAAAATAGTCGAGCGTTGTTTTTTTCGTCAAGTTCAGCATTAATGTAAGTGCCTTCTTCTATACCTAAATTTTGGGCTCCTTCCACCTGCGCATTGTCAAAATCACTATCATAATCTTGTTCTTGCGGTTGTTCTCGTTCTCTTTTTCCACTCATAAATTATATATTATAATAATATTTTTTTTATCTATTTATTTTTAAATTTCTGGGTAATACCTTTTCAAGAAGTCCATAAATAGTTGCAATTTGCTCTTCAAGATTTTTAACCTTTTGCTTTAAACTATATGCGTCAAATTCTTCCTCATCATCCTCTAAATCTTCCTCTTCCTCTTCCTCTTCCTCTTCAGGAACATAATCTTCATCATTTAAATCATCTCCTTCTACAGATACATCATCTTCCTCTTCCTCTTCCTCTTCTCGCTCTCTATTGTCAACAAGATTTTGTTTTGTCTTTAATAATGCATTTTGAAAACTCCACCCCCTAGCATTCTCCCATGATGATTCAATCAAATTTTCTTCTTCAAGCTTATTTAAAATTCCATGAAGTGACCTTTTATGTAACTTTGCAATTTCTTGAACAGTAAGTTGCTTCATTTCATATTCATTATGCAAATTATTTAATTCTGAATTTGTCCATCTCGAACGATGTCTGCTAGGAATATTAGAAAGATTTATTTCACTTGTTGATGTTTGTGTCATTATATAGTAATAAATTCATAAATCTTTAAATAGTTTATAAATATATTTTGAAAATCATATTCTATAACCTGTAAAAGTTATTTCATTATTTGAAAAATCAAACCAACGATTATTTAATATTATATCACTTGCTCGTTGATTATTATTTTGTGGATTAAATAATTGACCTAATATCGTTTCAGTCAATTCAGTAAAAGCATTACCTAAGATATCATTATTTGAATTATCTAAATTAAAATTATGAAATCTTAGCGGTCTGTTATTTGTTGCATTGGTAGTTTCAGGTAATGGTGCAGCAGCACCCTCATTTGTATTTGAATTTTCTTCTTTTGTCTCTTCTTGTCTCGTTTCTTCTTTTGTTTCTTCTTGTTCTCCATGTAATTGTGTTTGATTACTATTTCTAATATCATATCTGCAAACAGGACAACGAACATTTGATTCAAACCATGATGTTAATCCCTGTCTATTAAATATATGTCCACAATTAATAATTTGCAAAACATTAGATTCACTTGTAAACGCTTCTAAAGTTATTGGACAACTATTATTTAATGGTTCATTTATTTGAGAGAATAATATTTCCCTAGTAGCATTTCGTATTTGTTCGGGTCTAGCAATTACAGGAACAGTTGTATAAAAATCTCTTAAAATATCAATAACATCATTATTAAAATTAGACCTGTCTGGTCTGTTTATGGGAACATAATTAAAATAAGAAGATGGTGTATTTAACATGTCAAATTCAACCCTATATGGTCTTCCTCGTATATAAATTTGATTGTTATATGAATAACGATTATCTCTTCCTGAATGTGTTGTTTCTGGCAAATTGCTCGGTTGATACGAATATGGTCGCCTGATGTTTTCATACCTTCTAGAATAATTTTGATTATACCTACTATTTGGTCGTTCTCTATTAGTATTTGAATTAGCACCACGCGTTTGAACATTATTATTAGAATAATTGCTGTAATTTCTATTTCTTCTGCTTAATATACTTATCGATAATCTAATTTCATCTACTATATCATATAAAGCATCTATTCTTTCAAGAGAATCATTATACATATTAATGTAAAAATTCAACAGTGATTGAGAATATGAATCAGTTTGGTTACTATTTAAATTACTATTTGAGTTCGAATTATTAGTAAACATTATAATTATAATATATAAAAATATGTTTAAATATAAATTATTATATAAGTATAATGAACTTCGATAATTACAAAGATAAAGGGTTAACTGGATTAGCAAATCTTGGAAACACATGTTTTATTAATTCATGCATTCAAATATTATCACATACATATGAACTGAATGATTTATTAAATAATCCTGCATACAAAAAAAAATTACAAAAAAAATTTGAATCTACATTACTTTTAGAGTGGGATAGTTTGCGACAGCTAATGTGGAGTGAAAATTGTATTATATCTCCAGGTAAATTTCTTAAAACAATACAAAAACTTGCTCAAATAAAAGGTACCGATATCTTTACAGGTTACTCACAAAATGATTTACCAGAATTTTTATTATTTATTATCGATTGTTTTCATACATCTTTATCAAGAGAAGTAAATATGACTATTTCAGGAGTTATATCAAATGATACCGATAAAATAGCTGTTGATTGTTTTGAAATGATAAAACGCATGTATGCAAAAGAATATTCGGAAATTTGGAATATGTTTTACGGTATTCATGTTTCACAAATTACAACAATGGATAATAATGAAGTATTAAGTAGTTCTCCTGAGCCATACTTTATGATAAATTTATCAATTCCAACAGATAATAAAAGCCCATCTTTAATAGATTGTTTTGATTTATATGTAGAAGGTGAAACATTAGAAGGTGATAATGCATGGTTTAATGAAAAAACTGGAGAAAAACAAGATGTCAAAAAAAAAATAAGTTATTGGAGTTTACCAAGCATTTTAGTAATTGATTTGAAAAGAATAAGTGCGGTTAATCATAATAACAAAAATCAAGTTTTAGTCGATTTTCCATTAACAGATTTAGACCTATCAAAATATGTATTAGGATATAAAAAAGAAAGTTATATTTATGATTTATATGGTATTTGTAATCATAGTGGAGGAACAATAGGCGGTCATTATACAGCGTATGTTAAAAACGCAAATGATAAATGGTATCATTTTAATGATACAAATGTAACTGAAATAAAAAATGAATCAGAATTAATTTCATCTAAGGCTTATTGCTTCTTTTACAGAAAAAAAACAATTCAGTAATATATATATATGGAAATAAATACTAGCACAACAGCAGATGCAGAACATATGTATGATTATGTTAATGGTTTTTTTTTGAATCCTAGTGCTTTTGTAATAGTAGCATTAGTATTGATTGCATATTTTTTTGTATTTAATTATTTAGGAGATAATTCACAAAATAATAATCAAGGTTATTCAATTAATCAAAATGATGCAACGAATTCTAATAATATGAATGGATATTCAATTTTAATTATGGTTGTTGTTGTTATTTTTTGCGCATTATTACTAATTAATGGATTACAATTTTTTTTCGGGGTAGATATTATTGCTTCTGTTAAACATTTATTTTTGGGAAATCCTGTTGTTGATATAACATTAAAAAAAATAGAAAAAGATTTAAAAGATATTACTAATAATAATAATGACGACGATAATGGTTATGACAGCAATATCGATGACGGCAATGGTGGTAATCTGTTAAATAACAATTTAATGGGTAACAAATCAATTCCTGAAATATATAGTATAAAACAAGTATATAATATTCCTGACAATAAATACAATTATGGAGACGCACAAGCAATATGTTATGCGTTTGGTTCTCGTTTAGCAAATTATCAGGAGGTTGAAGATGCATATAATGACGGTGGCGAATGGTGCAATTATGGATGGTCTGATGGTCAAATGGCATTATTCCCTACTCAAAAGAAAACATATAATAATTTACAAAAAATAAAAGGTCATGAACATGATTGCGGAAGGCCAGGTGTTAATGGTGGTTACATGGCAAATCCAAATTTAAAATTTGGGGTTAATTGTTATGGATATAAGCCAAAAATTAACAAAGAAGAAGAGGACTTATTGCAAGTAGCATCACCATATCCAAAAACAGAAAATGATATATTATTAGAAAAGCGGGTAGATTATTGGAAAAATAGATTGGATGATATTTTAGTTTCACCATTTAATCATGAGTCATGGAGTAAAATATAATTTATTTTTTTTTCATTATTTTAATTATTTTCATTATTTTAATTATTTTCATTATTTTCATTATTTTCATTATTTTCATTATTTTTCACTATTTTTCACTATTTTTCATTTATGATTTTTGTTTTATTTTTTTTATTTTTTTTGCTTACATTTTTTTTCTCTTTTTTATCCTTATTTAACCTTTTGCTTTTTCTCTCATTTTTTGATTTTTTATTATTATCATGTTCTATCATTTTTAACAATACATCATGAATGTTTTCAGGTAAAACCTCTTTTTGACGAAATCCTCCTTCTAATTCATCATCATGCTCTTCATATTTAAAAAACTTTTTTTTTGTTGCGTAACTTGGCTGATAAAGTAACCCTGCAGGAACAGCCAAATCTTTAAAAATATTACTCATTCCTCCTCCGCCAAAATTGCTTTTGCTATCATTATTTTTTAATAATATAGAGTCAACTGAAAACCCGCCACTCATTATTTGTTCTCCTTCCTTATAAAAAACCATGTCATTTGCTGAAAGATTACTCATATACATTATTATAACATAAATTAATCATTTGTAAACCGCTTTATTTCCGGAACATATTTTGTTTCCCTATTATTTTTGATGTAATTTATAATTTTTTGAGCCTGGCTTTCGTTTTTAATTATTTCATTTAAAGATTTTTCTAAATATTTGAATGTTAATGAAGATTGTATTTTTGTATGTGCAAATTTTAGTTTTCCATCACTAATTTGAATTGTTGAATTTTCCAAACTATTTTCTTTAGCATAATTTGTTAATTCATTGTTTAAATTATTTTTTTTATCGCGTAATTCTTTCATTTTTTCATTTAAAACCCGAATTTGATTATCAACCGATACCCATTGTTGTATTTTTTGTTCAAAACTCATTAACTTTATATAAGTTGTATAAAAAATATTTTCATTATTTAATTTTTATTATTTTTATTATTTTTATTATGTTAAATTTTTATAATTAAGTAAAATATATTTTTTTTTTATATTTTTTAAAAATATATATAATGTCTATAAGTTTTAATTTGCATAAAAAACAAACAAATAATCCGTTAAATGTTTCAACAAATAATAATTTTGATTTAGAGAAAAATCCACAACTGAGAGAAATTCCCGTTAAAAATGTGATTTTATTTACAAATGCAAGAGATGAAAAACATATAAAAGAATGGGCTGCTCACCATATATTGATTGGTTTCAATTATGTTTACATTTTTGACCACAAATCTGTTGTTCCGTTAAATGAAGTATTTAAAAATTTTGATAAGCGAGTTATTGTAGAAAGATGTGAAATAAATGAAGCACCTAAATTTACTTTAATGAAAAAAGCTTCAATAATTGCATCAAAAATGGGAGCTGATTGGTTTATTTATTTAGATGCAGATGAATTTATTATTTTGAATAGATATCGAGGTGTTAAGGAAATGCTTAATAAATACAAATTTGCGGATTCATTGTCATTGAATTGGGTTATGTTTGGAAGTAATAATCATGTTTCTGAACCTGAAGGGTTGATATTAGATAATTATACTAAATCTGACCCGTTTTTTAACGACCATGTTAAAACATTTGTGCGACCATCTCAAATAAGTGGAATTGTTCCGTCATCACCTCATTTATATCCAATGACAAATCCTTCTAAAATGTTTGCCATAACAGGTGAGCCAATGGCAAATAAAATTTTTAATTCAACAGAAAAGACATTTACACAAGCACCTGCTTTTATTGCGCATTTTATTTATCAATCAGAAGAAACATATAAAAAAAGAAAAATAGATTTACCAAGAGATGATGCAAATAGTTACCGTGAAGAAGATACTGATATTCATTCAAACCATAATGATTTTGAAAATTTAATTCCCAAAAAGTATTCTAGTCTTGTTGCAGCATTTTTGCAGCAATTCGAATAATCCGGATAATATAAAAATATTATAACATTTTTATATTTTTTGTTATTTTTATATCATTTTTACTCAATCAATTCCATATTAGCCAGCTCTTTTAAATATCGTTTAGAACATGTTTCCACAAGGAGTCC